GCAGGGGTTGGCGATGCCATATACAAAACGGTATGCCCGAAGTGTGGAGCAATCAGACAAGATAGTCAAATTGGATTGGAAGAAACACCAGAGGAGTATGTCGAAAAACTTGTAAACGTATTTAAGGAGGTTCGCAATGTGCTATCAGATGATGGAACTTGTTGGGTTAATCTTGGGGATAGTTACTATAACTACAGACCTGGAAAAGGACAAGGATTACCAAAACAAAGTGTCTCAAATACTAAACAAGACCTACCAGATATGTGTTCTCGTAGAGGAAATCGAATCGAAGGACTCAAAGAAAAAGACCTTATCGGAATCCCTTGGCAATTCGCTTTCGCAATGAGAGCAGATGGATGGTATCTTAGACAAGACATCATCTGGCATAAACCAAATCCAATGCCAGAGAGTGTGCGAGATAGGTGTACGAAGTCGCATGAATATATATTTTTGTTTAGTAAAAATAGAAAATACCACTACGATAATGAAGCAATCAAAGAACCCGCAAAAGATTGGGGAACACGAGATCGAACAAAAGGAAAATATCACAACACAGGAACAGGAATCCAACCCCATTCGGGACTTACAAAATCATATCCAACAAAGAATAAACGATCTGTCTGGTCAGTAACAGTTAAACCATATAAGGAAGCACATTTTGCCACTTATCCACCTGACTTGATTGAACCTTGCATACTGGCAGGAAGTGAGGAGGGAGATACAGTTCTTGACCCATTCATGGGTGCAGGAACCACAGCAGCGGTTGCAAAGTCACTAGGTAGAAACTATATTGGATGTGAACTTAATGAAAACTATAGCACATTAATTGAGAAAAGAATACAAGACTATATGCCACTTAAAAAAGAGTCACAAGAGACTTGCATAAACATCTTAGATATTATATAATAAGAGAGTAAACAAAGGAGTGAGAAATGATTGAAGGATTTGTGTTAACGTTGGCATTGATGACATTTTGTATAGGTTCATCAATCGGTATTGTAAACTATGTAACCAAAGGGAGGTTCTTTTAATGAAGTGCGAAGTCAAACTATTTGTTGCAGGTACAGTATTTACTGAGCAAGTAAATGCTCGTAACTATGATGAAGCAAGACAAGTTGCCAAAGCAAGAAATCCAAATGCAAGAGTAATTGGTGTCAATGCGAAGTTCTAATTATCAGAAGTTTTATCCTACCAGATTTCCATCCTTACTAGACCCTAAAGTTGGACAACCAACTGGTTATGTCACAAAGGATGGGATGTGGGCGGCAGTTCCGTCAAATGGTAAAAAGTTTGCCATAATACACAATGGTATCGTAGAACACTTCTCAAGAAATTTTGAATGTGCTATGATATACATACAAAAGGGAATTAAAAAAGAGAAAAATGCACGATCAAAACTCAATCGACAAAAATGAAACTGATGCTGAAAAGTATCAAAGGGCATTAGATTTATTTACTGAATCAGTATTAAAACCTGACCACACCTTGCGTGGTTGTGCATATAATCAAGGATGTTATGAAGACCTGATGGAGATAAGAGAGCATGTATTAGAGTATCTCAAGACATTAAAGGAAGTTACATACCATACAAATCCTGACGAAAGTGATGAAATCGAGACACAAAAGTTAATACAAACAAAACCTCTTACAAAATGGCGATGAGTCTAAAAATAAATCAAAATGACAATGGTTCATTTACTGTTGAGTGGGATAAAAAAGACCCCGATTGGATGTTTCTTAACAAGTTGACATCAGATGAAATTCAAAGTATGATAAGTGAAATTATTAAGGATGATGCAAATGAGTGAGACCAAAAACTATTGTCTTGAACAATTAGAACTATGGATTGAAGCATCACTAGATAGTGAAGCAACACCAGAAGAAATTTATAATTGTATTCGGTCATCAATAGCAAGTAAGATAGCACATCACAACATATACTTAAATGATTCACGAGAATTGTTGTCTTTATTGAGTGGTAAAATGTCAAATGTTAGTACGAGATTAAAAACAGTTTCAAAATCTAGTGAAAAAGTATAAATATTACAGGAGGTAACTATTATGACAATTAAACATGATCTAGACCACGAAGTACATCTTGACCCTAAAGATGGAAAGGAACATATTAATCATGGTATGTTGGAATACAAGAAGTCAGAACTCGAAGAAGTACATGCAGATTATGAATATGCACATAAAGATGATGTAGTAGAACCGAATGAAGGTAAAATTAATGATTGGCATACTCGTCACGAGGATAAACATTTAGAAATATATTGTGATAACCATCCTGACGCTTTTGAGTGCAGAGTGTATGATGATTAGGACACTTAAATAACTGTCACACCCTCTTGCACAGGGGGTATTTTTTTGCTAATATAATAGTGGGGAAACAAAACTGCCACCCTCAACCGAGAACACTTGATAGTGCCACCCTCAACCGAGAACAGTTTTTGTTTCTCGCATCCAATTATCCCCTTATTCCTATGGTAAGACTTTCTACAGGACAAATGCAAGAAGAGACACAGGAACTTCTTGATGAGTATAATGAACTCTACAACTGGGAGTACAACGATATGTGTGACTTCATTGAGGAGCATGGGGAAGAGAACTTCAGAGACCACTATGAAACATATAGCAGACTTGTTGATGACTATGAGGAAGTGGTTGATGAGTTTATAAAAGATTTTGATGTAAGTACTATTGAGAATTTCGAGGATATGTATCAAGGTCAATATGAGAGTGGTGCAGAATTTGCAGAGCAGATATGCCAAGATTGTGGTTACATATCAAACAACATACCACATTGGATTGTGATAGATTGGGAGAGAACTTGGGAAGCAAACCTAAGACATGATTACATAGAAATCGGAGAAGGTCATATATTTAGTGCCAATTATTAAAGTGGCACATCATCCCTACCAATTTAACTTGGTAGGGTTTATAATAAAGTATAAGCAAAAGAGGTTTCCCACTCATGAACAACTTTAAAGAATTTCTTGATTATTGTGAGTCATTCTACTCACCATCACACCCAGATGTATTATATCCGATTGACGGATTGACCAGAGAAGAGTTAGCACTTGCAACTCTTAACTATCTTGACCTATGTGAAGAGGGAACTCACGTCACATGGGGAAACGGAGACTCACTTGACAGAGAGAGAGTCAGAAACTTTGTAATTGAGAGAAGATCAGTTTTACAGGAGGTTGCATAATGAACACACTCAAAAGATTTTATATCAATGTAAAATTTGAGAAGTATGGAACTTACACCATTGAAGCAACAAGTAAGGAACATGCACTTGAAATATACAATGATGGGGATTATGGTTGGAGTGACTATTCTGAGGACTTTGGAGAGTTCAATGAAGTAGTCGAAGATGTTGAAGAAGAACTATTTGCTGACACACAACTTTCACTCGCGGGGGTATTTTAATGAACTTAGAACAACGCAAAGCAAATCTCATATATGAGATAGCATCACTTATTAATGATGACCCACTCTCAGCACCAATATTGGTGGAGGAATTAGTTGACATAATGTTTGACGAACAGATTGACCAAATAGAGGATGTTATTGTAAATCATTTTGGTGTGGAAGTCTATGGAGAGGAGACAGTATAATATGTGTCACACTCTACCACGCATAGGGTATAAAATGCCTTATAATAAAGTATATCAAACAAATCCCAATGACCGTAAAAGAACTCAATCTACCCAAAAATGAATCCTTAGATGATTTCGTCAAAAGGAATGAAATCAGACAAAAACTCTTTGAAAATGTTGAGGTCTGGACTCAACAGTATTGTGATGCCATCACACAGAACTATAAAGAGTATCATATCAGAACTTTAAAAGGAAATCTATCAGGCAACTATCCAGAGTATGCTCAAAAGCAATTAGATGAGTTGGAGAACGGAACAGCAAACTTAATGAGGTTCCGTATAAAGGAAGGTCGTAAGTATTATAAAATAATACAACAAGAGTATCGTGAGTACAATGACTACTACCCAGAACTAAAAGAGGGTTATCGTGACACCACAGTTCACTCATTTGTTGACAAGTACACAGGGGAAGTCTATATGGCAGCATCATGGAGC